TAGTAGGTAAAAAAATTACTCACGTAGAGTATGTTAATAAAAAAGAATGTGAGGATAATATGTGGTACTCCAGACCAATAGCAATATGTCTGGATAACAAATACTGGCTTGTTCCTATGTCTGATGATGAAGGTAATGATGGTGGGGCTTTGTCAACTACATTTAAGGATTTAGGTACTATTCCGGTAATTTAGTAAATTTGTAATAAAATGAAAAAATATTTAATAACCCAATCAAGCGAAGAAATCTCAGATTATGCAGTTTTTGAAACTGAAAGTATAGAGGTTGTAAAAGATTATATTGAAAATAATTACATAAAAAATCAAGCACACACCATATTATCTAAAGAAAATTTTATAAGATATTTTAAAAGTTTAGATCAAATGATCAAAAAATATAATTGTAATAGAATTTATTATTATGATCATAATGAATTTACAATTTATGAAGAAGGTAAAATAAGTAAAATTAAAATCTGGGAAGACTATTCTGATAAATACGCAATAGTTTACGAAACTGATGTTCAAGAAGTACATGTTATTACAGAGAAAGTTTACGATAAAATGTTGCAAAACATAGACAAGCTAAGAGTTTTATATAATGATGTAGAAAAATCAAATATGGATTATACTCTACAATTTAGCTTTTTAGACAATTATGAGTTTGCCGGATTTAGTAATGACCTTCTGGATTATAACGATTTTGACTACACTACTGGAGAGATTAAGGAAGTAAGCTATGTCAATGGTAGTAGTAATAACGAAAGCCCCTTAGAAATTGTTAAAATAAGCCCTAAGAACGTAAAAACTATATAAATATTTTTTTGTTTAATATTTATTCACTATTATTGTTACTTAAATTAACTAATTATGAATAAACTAACTAAATCGGAAGAAAGGGAATACAATGCGATAAGGAAGATATTATTTTCAAGTAAAGATTTTTGGAATAAATCCAATGATCTTGACACACAAATAATGCAAAATCGTTATAATTACCTTGCTAATAAAAAAACTAACGCAGTATTAAAAAAAGTAAATAATAATGGATAAAGACTATAAAAAATACTTCAATAAATATAAGTACAGAGCATTAGATTATAATGACTGGATAGAATATATAGTAAAAGAACACAAAAACTTGAGATCTAAAATTTTAGAAAATAAAATTAAAGAGCAAAGAGAACAAGTAAAAGAAACTCCTTTAAACTTTAACTGGTAATGGAGGTAGAAATGGTATCAACTTGCTGTGGAGATGAATGGGAAGACATAGAGAATGAGTATGGAGACTTCTTAATTGTCTGCATAGCTTGTGGAGACTATTGTGAAACTACAGAAGACTACGAGTATAGACAATGGAAACTTGATGAAAGAGCAGAGGCTATGGCTGAAGACAAAAGACTAGGCTTGTGAAAGAAATTCATGAAATGATTTTAAAAGAAAAACTTAAAGATAAACCTAATAAAAGGTTTATTCAATGGTTACAAAAATTAAATCAAGATATTCTAAAACGTATTATTTTAAAAGACTACAAGAATAAGAAGTGGGAATAATCCCAATAATTTTATAGGTGTAAGATACCTTAATATTAAATGTTTACTTCTTATATTATAAAGGGGCGGTTATAAAGGCATAAGCCGACAATACGTTAATACTATTAACTGTCCCTTTATATAAATTAAATTAAATAAATGAACGAACTATCATTATATCTGGTAAATACTTTAAAAGACAATCAAGCCAGAACTAAAGAAAGCATACTAAATAAAAGAAACAATATAGATCTAAATAAATTCTTTAAAGAGACTGATAAAATTGAAATTAAAGGTAAGTTTGTTTCGGCTTGTAAGTATGCTATTCCTATACCGGAAAAACAAATTATAAAGAATGACATGAGTAAGTATAAACTAATCAACAGATATGACAGAAATAAGAAAAAAGCCCAATTATTACATAGGTAAGAATGGTTATTTAGCAGAACAAGTAGTGTACGGATTTTCTTGTTCTTATAACGTAGGAAACGCAGTTACTTATCTTTTGCGTTGCGGAAAGAAAAAAGAAGAAGGAATGAGTATGGTAGAGAAACATATTGAGGATATTGAAAAAGCAATACACCATTTGCAATATGAAATAAAAAATTTAAAAAACGAAAATAAAATAAAATGAAAAAAGATATATTTGATGCGTATGCTGATGCAATAGCTGAAAAATTTCACCTTACGCTTGGCGAGATGTTTACAAAAACTAGAAAAAGAGAAGTCGTAGAGGCTAGGCAAATGCTATATTTCTTAGCAAAAGAAAGACCAATGCGAATATCCTACATAAAAAGATTTATGGAGGAAAATGGTTGCCCAGTAGAACATTCTACTATTATGCATGGCTACAACAAGGTTAAAGCCTTTGTTGACAGTGATCCAGACTATAAATATGTGGTGGATACTATAGCTAAACAAAATGCGTATGATGAAGGTTGGGCTATATAGTGTTTTCTTTAGAAGACATATATAATCAAGCCTTGTTAGATGATCCTATTATACTTAATAAAGAGATAGGTCAAAGTATAATTAGTGGAGGAATTAAAATGCAAAAATTCTCTGATAAAACAGAGATATTAAATTGTAGCAAAAACGGAGATTATTTTCAAGAATTGACACCAGAAGAGTATAGTATATTTTACAAAAATGGCTGGGAAAAAAGTTGTTTAATCATGGGTAAAATAAACAATATACGCAAGTTAAAAATGATTGAGCAAAAGATGAAGGAAGAGGTTAATAGCAGAAAGAATGACAAGTTTATTAAGAATTTAAAAACAAAAAGGGAATTTGTTATGAATAGATATTCTTACTACACTAAAAAACTAACTAAATATATAAATAAAAATGGAAAAATTAAAAACGATTAATATAAAGGGGAAGGACTATGTAGAAGTACATACCAGGCTTAAATTTTTTAGAGAAGTTTACGCTGAGTATACATTAGACACTATAATTCTGGAAAAAACACCAGAAAGCATTATGGTTAAGGCAGAGATAAAAGATAGTACCGGAAGACTAATTGCCTCTGGAATAGCTGAAGAATTTAAAGGATCTAGTTACATTAATAAAACCTCTTATGTAGAGAATTGTGAAACATCAGCATGGGGTAGGGCTTTAGGAAATTTTGGAATAGGGCTAGACACATCTGTAGCTTCAGCTAATGAAGTTTTAAATGCTGTTTCTAATCAAAAAACTAACCCTACATTCAAGGCTAAGATGAAAGTTACTTTAGACATAGGAGATGCTAATTGGGAAAAGGTATTAAGTTATATTTCACAAAATAAAGAATTAGGTCTGCCTATAATTGTTAAAAATTTAGAAACAAAATATAACATTAAAGCCAAAGTAAAAAAGGAATTATCTAAACATATTAAGTAATGGATATATTAGATAAACTTAAAGATGACACTCAATATTACGGAGAGTATGGGAGACAATGGTTGTCAAATTCTGATATATATACATTGTTAAATGATCCATTAAATTTTAGGCTAGACAAAGAGCAGACTAAGGCTATGTTAGAGGGTAGATACTTTCACACAGCAATATTAGAGCCAAAAAAATTAAGTGAATATATAATTGCTGATGTTACCAGTAGAAATTCAAAGAAGTATAAAGAGTTAGCAGAAGAGCATGGACATATGTTATTGTTACAAAAAGAAAAAGAGGATATTGAAAGGTCTGTCTTTGCTATAAAAAGTAATATGGACATGGCTGAACAAATTTATCTACCTTCTAATCAGTTTGAAGTTCCTATGGTAAAAAACATAAAAGGTTTAAATTGGAAGGGTAAGGCTGATATAGTTTGTGAAGATAAATTAATAGATTTAAAAACAACGTCTGATATAAATAAATTTAGATCAAGCGCATACAGATATAATTATGACAGCCAGGCGTATATATATCAAGAGTTATTTGGGTTACCTCTTGAATTTTATGTAATAGATAAGTCTTCTTTACAGTTAGCTATATATACTCCAACTGAAGAGTTTTTAAGACATGGAGAAGAGAAGGTAGAAAATGCAATTTTTATTTATAACACATTTTTTGGAAAAGATGCTGTTGAAGACATAAAACAACATATAATTCATGAAACACTTTAGAGATATAATAATACACAGAAAAATATATTTTGTTTTAAAAGTAGTTTTTAAGGTAATTAAACATTATCTTTCTAAGCTATCATGGAAACGAGAGATATTTATAGTAGAAGTTCCAACTACTATGAAAAACGAACAGCAAAAGCAACAACTAATGGCTGACGTTTTAGAAATTTTGGAACATGAAATTAAATTACATTAAAATGGAAGATAAAATTTATGTAGGTAGTGGAACAGAAAAGTTTGATGGAAACCTTGTTTCTTGTAGCTTATGCCTTTCTGACCTACCTTCTGAACACGTTTTTGAATATAGCGGTAAAAAATATATAAAATTAAACGTGCAAAAGAAAAAACAAGCAGATGAGTATGGAAAGACTCATTATGTAGCTGTTGACACATGGAAACCAGAGCCTAAGAAACAAGAGGCTAGCACAACTACTGGAGATCCGGACTTACCTTTTTAACAAGAGGGGCTTAGCCCCTCTTTTTTTAATCAATTTAATTTAATGCAAGTAACAATATTTAAAGACATAAAAGACACGTCTCAACCCTTTTACAGAGATGTTAGCGTAGTACTTAAAAGAATAGAAGAAGGGTCTTCAAAAGATTTAGTAAAAGAAATAAGAAAAACAAAGAACAAGGAGGATAGGAATGAGTTGAAAAAACAATTACCTGCCATATGTTTTAGTGGTCAGTTTACTAAAAGAAACGATAATTCTTTATTAGAACACAGCGGTTTAATTTGTTTAGATTTTGATGGATATAAAACTAACAAAGAACTGTTGCAAGAAAAGGAAAGGCTAACAAAAAACAAATACATCTATGCTGTTTTTGTATCGCCTAGTGGTAAGGGTTTAAAGGCCTTAGTTAAGATACCTAAAGACATAGAAAACCACAAAAACTATTTTAATTCATTAAAAAAATTTTTAAATTCTGAATATTTTGACACAACGTCTAAAAATGTATCCAGAGTTTGTTACGAATCTTATGATCCATTAATTCATATATTCATAAACTCAAGCATTTGGGATAAAATAGAAGAGCCAGAGTACGTTGAAAAAATTAAATACAAAGACAAGCCTACTATACCCTTAACAGATGAAAACAAAATAGTAGAAATACTGATTAAATGGTGGGAGAAAAAATACGGGTTAAGAGATGGCGAAAGAAACAACAATGTTTATATACTAGCTGCTGCCTTTAATGATTTTGGTGTGCCTAGAACATTGGCTGAGTTTGTAATGAGCAACTTTGACTCTAATGATTTCAGTCGTTCTGAAATTTTAAGAACTATAAATTCTGCATATGCAAATACACATAACTTTGGAACAAAGTATTATGAGGACGAAGACAAGGTTAACACAATTAAACAACAGCTAAGAAAAGGGGTAGATAAAAATGATATAAAATGTAGTGTTAAAACTGAAAAAATTGATGATGAAAAAATTGATCAAGTAATACAAAGGATAGAGGAGGAGCAAACAGAAAATAAATTTTGGACTAAAAACGATAAAGGAGTTATCAAGATAGTACATTACTTTTTTAAAAATTTTTTAGAAGATAATGGTTTTTATAAGTTTAATCCAGAAGGTAGTAAAAATTATGTTTTTGTTAGGGTTATAAATAATTTAATTGATCATACTTCTGAAAAGGAAATAAAAGACTATGTATTAGAATACTTATTAAGCATAGACGATATCAGTGTTTATAATTATTTTGCTGATAGAACAAGATATTTTAGAGAAGAGTTTTTAACATTGCTTTCTTCAATTGATGTATTTTTTATTGAAGACACAAAAACAACATCTTATCTATATTACATGAATTGTGCTGTAAAAATTACTCATAACGAAATTAACATGATAGACTATTTAGATTTAGGAGGATATGTCTGGAAAGATCATGTTATAGATAGAGAGTTTACTTTATGTCATGTTCAAGAATGTGATTACAAAACTTTCATTCACAACATCTGCGGAGATGATGTTAGAAGGATTAAATCTATGGAGTCTACAATAGGATTTCTTATGCATGGCTATAAAAACCTATCCTACTGCCCGGCTACTATTTTAAATGATGAAGTAATTTCAGATAATCCAGAAGGAGGTACTGGTAAGGGTTTGTTTATGAATGGATTAGCTAAGATGAAAAAGCTAGTAGTTATAGATGGTAAATCTTTTACATTTGAACGCTCATTTGCATATCAATTAGTTTCGGCTGATACTCAAATATTGTGTTTTGATGATGTAAAGAGGGCTTTTGATTTTGAAAGGTTGTTTAGTGTAGTTACGGAAGGGTTGACATTAGAAAAGAAAAATAAAGACGCTATAAAAATTCCTTTTGCAAAGTCACCAAAAGTTGCTATTACTACAAATTATGCAATAAAAGGAAAGGGTACAAGTTTTGAACGTAGAAAGTGGGAGTTAGAATTATCTCAACATTATACTAAAGACTTTACACCATTAGTAGAGTTTGGAAGACTTATGTTTGGAGACTGGGACGATGAAGAGTGGTGTCAATTTGATAACTACATGATAAATTGCTTGCAAGATTATTTAGTTACTGGTCTAGTAAAAAGTGATTTTGTTAATTTAAAGATAAGAACTTTAATTGCCGGAACAAGACATGAGTTTGTAGAGTGGTGCGGCTTATTGCAAAATTCTTCTGAAAACACAAAACTAAGACCTAACAATAGGATATATAAAACTGATCTATACAATGATTTTGTTGAGGAAAACCCAGATTTTGCCCCTAAATCTAAGTTTACTGTTTCTAGGGTAGCATTTCAAAAATGGTTAAATACTTATTGTGTGTTTAAATATAACACTAACGCTGTAGAAGGTAGAGATTTAGGAGGTAGATGGATTAAATTTCCAATGGAAGATGAAATTTAGAGATTATCAATTAGATATAATCCGCAAAGGATTAGATGTTATAAAAACTCATGGATTTTTATATCTAGCTATGGAGGTTAGAACAGGCAAAACATTAACAAGTTTAGGTATATCATCTT